GACCATTGAAAATGTTGGTGGCTTCGCCTGCGGGATCAATCAGAAATTCTTCCGTTGCGCCAGCATAAGGCATGCCATCAACACGCTTGACGGGTTTTAGCCCGTAGGGTGCAGCAGTATTTGCCATATTAAAAAACTCCTAAATTACTTAGAACCTGAACCAAACCCACCTCCGCGACTGTTCGTTGACTTGCGGTCTGAGAACAGCGGCATCCGAGGGTCACTGTTTCGCATGAAGTGGTTGTCCACTGAATCCATCTGGGACTGAGCCTGTTGGTTATAGTACCGGTCGCGAGCTTCCGCCTTCTCTTGGGACATCTTGCAGAGCATTAGTCCTCCGATCTCAACGTTACCTGTTGCGTCGTTACCCATCAGCATCAATTCTGGATGGTCTGCTGCTTTGACCGGTTCCCAGCCCTCACGCATCTTTTTAGACACGTTTGTCGGATCAGCCTGTCCCATGATATGCGTAGCAATCCATCGGTAGACATAACCCGGTTCGGGAGTGGGGTCTGGCAGCGCACTCGGCGGTACGTATACAGCACGAGCATTTTTTTCGCGTGAGTTAAGGTCACGAGGTGTACGGTTTTCAGCCATTTGATTTCTCCATCTTTGCCAATTCAACAGCATATTGCTGCGGGGTTAATCCAAACTTTTTAGCCAACGCAACTTGCGTAGGGGTTAGCTGGACTTTTCTAGCGCCAGTCGAACGAGTCGCTGGTGCCACAACCGTGCTCGGCTTTCTGGAGCCATCACCGGACTTCGGCCTGTCTTCATCCCCGAAAAAATCGCGGAACGTTGACTTCATGCGAGCATTTATTCGCTCGAAATACTCATCACTGCGGGGGTCTACCCCCGAATTCACTAGCTTCTGGTGCAGCCCTAGTGCAAAGCTGGTCATTTCCTCGTATCCCGGAGCGCCGAACCACTGGTTTTTTGCCTGCCAGCGCAGGGTTTTGTCATCGACTTGCTGCGGTTCCGATACGTTTTGGTTAGTTTGTACTCGATATTCATCCACTTGTAAAGGGGGAGGTCTAAAATTTTCTGCCGCCTTTAACTTAAGTTTGGCTTCTAGCAACGCTTCTTGGGCGGCAATGATGGCATCCGTGTCGTACGCCTCGTTTGCCTCTCTCAAAGCCCGTCGGGCTTTGTCCACTTCCGAATCCGCTACTTGCTTTATAGAAACCGCATACTGCTCCGTACCTGTGTTGACGTACTCTTTGAGTCTGCGGTTCTCGTCGACCATGTGCTGTGCAAGACGCTCAAGTTCCTGCTTTTCACGCAGGAGAGCCTCTTTGGCCCGGCGCTCGTCGTGACGTGCGTGGGTCAGCTCTTTAATGCGTTTTTGGACATTGCCGGTATAGGACTCGATTTCTTCTTCTGTCGGGTCTTCTACTTCACGGCCTAAAGGCTTGCGGCCTTTGTCCTTCTCAGGAGTGTCGTCAACAATCTCAACTTCGACCTCATCTTCACTTAGAGTGGTATCTGAAGTATCGTCGCTAAGTTGTTGTTTTTCCTCAATTTCATCGGGAAACTCAAACTTGTCTTCCATTTTTACTCCTTAAGCGCGGGTCAAACCGCGAGGGTCTTGCACAACAGCCTCAACTTGATCATCGTTAATCAAGCGAAACTCTTTTCCGTAGATTTTGAAACGCGTACCGGAATACGTACGTACGAGAACAAAGTCGCCCTCTTTACACCAAGCGCCGCTGGTGAATTTGGATTCGTCTTTGTACGCGTCAGGGCCCAGCTTTAAAACAAACAGAGCAGTTGTGGCATGCTCTTCTTGTTTCATGTACGTATCAGCTTTGATGATTGAGGAGTTCTCAAACTTATCTGACACGTCTGGCACAACACACAGAATCTTCCAGCCTTTAGGCTCAGGGAGCATCGTTGCCTTCTGCTCGTCTGTGGCTTCTTCGTCTGGTTTTTCAATAGGCTGTATGCCGGGAGGTAGGGATAAACCCGGAGGCAGAATGATTTCACTCATCTGATTCATCTACTTTCTTAGCAAGGTCAAGGATATAACGCTCTGCAATGGCCAGACCTTGGATAACACCACAGAGTTTTTGATATTCTTCAAAAGAGCGACAGCTCCCCCCTGCGCAGTCGTCTGCGTAGTTGTTCATGTCGGTGCGTATTTGTTCGCGCAATACGCGTGCGAAGTCGGAAACAATGGTCACTGGGTACCTTTATTGCGTGCTTGCGCACGAGATTTGGCGATGTCGATGCCCATACGGACACCCTCTCGCTCTTGGTCAGCAGCAAGTTTGTCTTTGGATTTCTGCATGTCGATTGCAACCTTCATGCCTTCAAGTTCCAAATCCCCCTCAACTTTACGCTCTTTGAGCTTTAACTCATCCGCGTCAGTTGCAGCAGCGATCTGCATTTGTTGCTGTTTAAGCTGCAACTCCTGCGCCGCTGTCTGCGCTTGCATCTGCATTTGTTGCTGTTTGAGCTGCAACTCCTGCATCTTGATCTGCATCTCTTGCTGTTGAAGCTGCAGAATGGGGTCTTGTGCCTGTTGTTGCTGCTGTTTCTGCTGCGCTTCAGCTTGGTTTTGCTGCAACAACTGCTGCGCGGCTTGAGCCATCATGCCGGACAGTGCAATCTCAATCTCGGGTGGCAGCTTCTCATCTTCGGGTGGGAGAGACATGCCCAACTGTTGCTCAATCTTCTGACGATAGCCAAACCCAGCGTGCTCGGCAATGTGCGCCATCATGGCTGCTTGAATCATCGGAGCGCGGGGGTTCTGCCCAATCAACTCCATAATGACGGGGTCCTGCATGGCAGACATGTGTACCTGAATGTGTGACTGGTGGTCTTGGTACTGGAACGCTTTGAGCGGCTCACCTTTGAGCGCCATCATGTTCTCAGACACCGGGTCCTTCGGTTTCTGGTCTTCTGGCAGGGGCACGAGCTTGTCGGCGTTCTTAATCCCTAAAACCTCCAGCATGCCACGGTGCAACTGAGGCAAGTCATAAATGTCAGGCGCAGCCTGCGCCAACTGAATAACCGCCTGATACTGAACAACACGCTGACTTAAAGTCGCAGCGTTGGGGTCGCTCACCGGCATGATGTCTACATGGTCGTAGTCCTTGCCTTTGGCACGCGGACCCACTTCGCCGTCTGGCTGATAGGTGTACTCGTCAGGTGTGTAGTCGCGGATGATGCCCGCGAGCAACTGGAGTTCTTGTTTCAGCGCGTAGTGAACACGGGCTTGAACTGCCGTCATCACCTTCAACTGACGCTCCAGCAATGCCAGAGTAGACCCGACCGGCGCATTCGCGCTCATGTCGGAGACCTTCATGTCAGCAGTTGCTGCGAAGCGACGGCCTTCCTCCACCACGTTACTGAGCAGTGCCATCAGAACTTGGCTTGGCTCTTTGTACGGCAGCGGCAGGATGTTGTCGCGCAGAGTGCCCGAACCTACATCAGCATCACGGAACTCGCCCGGAGCGATGGGAGTGTCGTCTCCCTTGATCCGCAACCCTCGTGACTTCAGACCGCCCGGCAGGTTAGAAAGCGTACCAGCATCAATAAGCTGGCGCATCAAAGATGTCGCTGAATTGGCAAAGCCGCCGATCAGGTGGAACAGACCGAAGCCGTAGGCACCAAACCCGGGGATGTACTGGTAGTGAACGAAGTGATTGCGCTTGATCTTCAGGTCATCATCCGGGCGCCAGTTGCGACGGATTGCCAGAATCTCGTTTGTGCCACGAATCAGTGTGACCACATACGGCAACGCAATACCTGTGGGGTCGCCGTCTTTATCTAAATCCTCAAAGCCTTCAAGGTCCAAGTCAACATGGCATTCGTACAGGGTGAAGCGATCATCATTAATATCGCTAAATCCCGTTTCTTTATCTTTGGCTTTGTTGATCTCATCGGTCGCTTTATCCGGCTCTCCGATGTCCACATCGCGGTAGAAGCCCGCAACCTGTAGTTTCGTAATCTCATTCTTAGTTTTACGCATGACGTGAGTCACGCGGTAGCAGGACTGAATCTCCGACGTGCCGTATGGCAACAGAATATCTTCAGCCGGAACAAACACAGAAATCTGACGCCCAAGGCTCGGGTCGAAGTAGACCTTCTTAAATGCTGAACCAGTGGCAGGCAGCGACCACAACATCCGCTCATGCTCAGGGCGGAACTCCTGCATCACCTCTGTGAGCTGGTAGTTCATATCGTCCTGCACCCGCTCGGCAGCAGCTTTCTTATCAGGCGTCTCTTTACCAATGATCTTGGTACGCACCGGCCCCATAGCTGGGAACGTCTCCGTAATCGTCTCGCTCTGGAAGCGCACGACCGCCTCGGTAATCATCGGGTGGAACACACCAGACGCGCCGTTCCACGGCTCCGTGCGCTCCTCGATCTGCAAGCCCATCAACTTCAGACCGTTGACATAGGCCTTTTCCCAGTCTTTGCGACTGTTGCGGTCGTTGTCAATATCGCCAGACAGCTGCTCAGACAGCGTGGCTAACACACTATCGGCTACCTCATCGGCGAGGTTGGTATCAAAGTCATCCCCGTTAAACTCATCTTTAGATATAGTCAGCTCCATGCCGCCCATACCAATCGTCACCTCTTCTGGATCAACGATCTCAATCTCAATGGGGGCTTCGTCCGTTGATTCTTCTAGCCCTGCTGGAGTTTGGTACAGTGCCTTGTCGATGTTGGTAGCCATCTAATATCCTTAATAGTACGCGGCCCGTCGGGGCACATAATAGCGGTCGTCTTTCTCGTCGGAGTCCAATGAGATAAATCCGCCTTGTCTGTAACGTAGCAATGCCTGAGTCGTCGTATCCACGTAGTCGTCGTGCTCGCCAACTGGAAAAGCTGCCATCTCTTCAATAACCTCTCGCGCCCAACGCGTGTCCGGTGCCCAGATTTTACCGCTACTAAATAAATCAGCAACAGCATTAAGTCGCACCATCTTATCGTTTCCGCGACTGGGTGTAAACTCTTGGACTGCAATCCCCATCTGGCGCAGCTCCTGAATCAGCGGCGCTCCAGCCGCCTTCTTTTCCACCACGAACGAGTCCGGCTCCCACTCTTTATAGTGTTTCAGCGCCACTTCCTTCAGTTCGGGGAAAGTCATCCGGTCTTTGAACGCATCTAGCAAGATAACCTGCGGAGCGTTGCCTTCTTCCTCGTTATAGAAGACTCCCCACGTCGTACAGGCCGAATAGTCCGAGTTATTCTTGGTCTCAAACGCCGTATCCCACGACTGAATGATGAAATCACAAGGCGGCGGGTCGTCATTTTCCCAAATCCGCCACTGTTTACGACTGACAATGGCTGAGGACTCCGCTGTGGGCTGCTGCATGTACTGCGCGTTCCAATACCGGGGGTCCAGCGACGCTTTTGTGGACTTTAGGGACTCTAGAGACCACTGCTCAGGCCAGAGGGATTTCTCATCCTCCGTATTCTCGTTCAAAATAGCTGGCAACTCCACGATTTCCCACGGAATCGCCTCTGGATTCTTGATTTGGTAGTCAATCAGCCTGCCGGTTAAGTCCAGCAAACTCCACCTAGTCATAATAATGATAATCGCCCCGCCCGGCATCAAGCGCTGCAGTGGACCTGTCTGAAACCACGACCACGCGGTATCAAAAGCTAGGCGCGAGTTGGTTTTTACGTCCTGTTCTGAGTGCGGATCGTCAATAACAAATAAATCAGCACCACGACCGGCAAGAGCACCGCCCACACCAGCAGCGTAGTACTGACCGCCAGCACTAGTAGACCACTTTCCAGCAGCCTTTTGGTCGTCAGCCACCAGCGTAGCGGGAAAAACTTCCTTGTACTCATCAGAATCAATCAGATTTCGTATCCGGCGACCAAAATCTTCGGACAAGCCCGCCGTGTGCGTGCCCATGATGATCTTCTTCTGGGGGTATTTGCCTAAAAAATAGGCAGGGAACAGGTAGCTGGAGAACTCGGACTTACCCATACGTGGGGCAATATTGATAATGACGCGTTTTTTGCGTCCCTCAATCACATCCGTGAAGATTTTCGCCAGTTTCTTGTGGTGGGGGCCGATTTTGAACCCCGGGTAGACCGCTTGGGCGAACCCCAGCATGTTGTGGTTTGCAGCCGACAACCGGGCACGCTTCTCTCGGACCTCTAAATCGTCCAAAAGCTCCATTTTGTCCTCAACGGACATGTGCGGAAGCGCCTTTAACAACGCTTCAAGCTCTCGCTTAGTCAGCGTTGTCAGGTTTTTTAGGTTCATCTGGCTCTTCAGTAGTCACATCAATCACATCCACGACACCCATAAACCGGTTGAGCTTGTCTTTAATACGTTGCTCAATCTCAGCGTCGGACGCTTCTGCCTGCTTGACCTCAATCTTCTCGGTAAACAGACCAATTTCAGTAACTTTACCCAGCAGGCCTAGCGCCTTTAGCCGGATGTTGGCGTTGGGATTCTCAACCTCTTCCAGAATCTTTGCCACTGCGTAGCCGCGCAGTTCTTTAGCTTGCTCTACAAACTCCCAGTCGTAAGCCGTCAACATTCCAGTCAGATGCCGCACCGCTGCGGGAGTCTTCAATTGCATCAACTGGGCTTTTTGGGCTTCTGGGGGTTGCGCCGTGGCTGCTGCTTTGAACGCATCACGGGCGTTGGTGGTCTCCACTTGGGCGTTCACCGTCTCATCGGGCTCGACGCCTAAGTCATCTAGCCAGTCTGCTGTAGCGGTTTGCGCATCCAACAGTTCATCCACCCCCACCCGAGACAGGGGTTTGAAGTTTCCCGAACTGGTGACTTCCGGGCTGAATTGCACCAAGTGATCCAACATATTGCGTAGGCCTTGTAACC